ACGACCTGGCGGTGTGTCGCGACGTGCAGAAAAAGGCGTGGCGGTGGGCAATCAACCGGTGGGGCCCCAAGGCAGTCAAGGAAGGGAACGGCAAGGAACTCATCGAGAACCCAAACGACGGGTCGTCATGGGTCGTCAAGGCGCAGGGCGCGGCGTACGGGCTCGACGCCAACCTCGCGCTCGCCGACGAGTGTTGGGACGTCAAGCCCGACACGATCTCCGAGGGACTCGAACCCATGCTGCTCGAACGACTGTGGGCTCAACTACACCTCACGAGCACCGCGCACCGCCGCGCGCGGTCAACGATGAAAACCCGCCTCGCGCAAGCCCTGTCGGTCGACGACGGGCGCACGCTGCTGCTGCTGTGGGGTGCGCGCCCGCAGGACGACCCCGGCGACGTGGCGACCTGGCGGGCGGCGTCGCCGCACTGGTCGGAGGACCGTCACCGGATCCTCGCGAGCAAGTACGCCAAGGCGCTCGCCGGGGAAGTCGACCCCGAGGCGGACGACCCCGACCCCATGGAAGGGTTCCGCGCGCAGTACCTCAACGTGTGGCCCCCGCTCAACGTCAAGTACGAGCGAGGCGAGCCGATCGTCGACCGGGTGGCATGGGAGGAACTCACCGTGCCCGCCCCCGACCGCGCACCCGACGCCGCCGCGATCGAGGCGCACTTCGACGCCGGGGTTTCGGTCGTGCTCGCGTGGCGACTGCCGGACGGCGCAGCGCTCGTGTCATGCGAGCCCGTCGACGACCTGGCCCTCGCCGGGCTCGTGGTCGCGTCGAGCGGGTACAGCGGCGAGGTGATCGTCGGGGCGTCGCTCGTCGACGACCCCGCCCTCGCCGGACTGCGCACCACGGCAGGCAAGGGCACGCCGATCGGCGCTGTTACCGATCTCGGACGACTGCTCGCCGAGGCGCAACTCGCACACGACGGCTCGCCGCACCTCGCCGGACAGGTGCTCGCCGCGCGCACCGTGCCCGGTGCAGGCTCGACGAGGCTCGCGTCGCACGGTCGCGTCGACGCGATCAAGGCGACGACGTGGGCGGCGGCGGCGGCGCGCGCGCGGCGTGCTCGTCGACCAGGCGGACGCGTGCTCACACCGAGCAGCTGATTGGCAACACCTCACATGAAAAGTCGTCGCCGGCGTGTGAGGTGTTGCCAAACCGGCGACACGCCCACGCGTACGGCTTGACTCGCGCCCGCCGATTGTTACTGCCACGGTTCTGCCCGTGGGATTCCTACGCAACGTGTTCGGGCTCGGACAGGTGGTCGCCGACGCCGAGGCCTACGTCGAGTCGCTTGAGTCGTTCGCCGTCGACGAGGGCGCGATCGACCCCGCCGTGTTCGGGCTCACCGCCTACGCGACCAACACCACGCGGGCCCCGAGGGTCGACCGCGCGACCGCCATGCAAGTGCCCGCCGTGAAGCGGACGCGCGATCTCATCTGCTCATCGAGCGGCGCGCTCCGCCTCCGCCTCCGCCGCGCGGCGGACGGCGTGTACGGCGAATGGTCGCTGTTCGACCAACCCGAGCGGAACGTGCCCCGCTCCGTCACCATGACGCGACTGTTTGAGGATCTGCTGTTCGAGTCCGTCGCGTGGTGGGACGTGACCGAGTTTGGGTACCACACGTACCCGACGTACGTGCAGCGCCTCGCGCCCGGTCGGGTCACCACGGACAATGGGCGGGTCTACGTCGACGGCAAGGAACGGCGCGACGCCGCACGGACACTCATTCGGTTCGACTCGCCAAACGACCCGCTGCTCGTCGCCGGGGCCCGCGCAATCCGTACGTGCCTCATGCTCGACCAGGCGGCGGCGATCATGGCGGACGGCGTACCGCCCGCCGACTACTTCACGCCCGGCGAGGGCATGGACCCCGCGACGACCGACCAAGAGATCATCGACATACTCGACCGGTGGCAGGCTGCCAGGCGCTCGAGGTCGACGGCGTACGTTCCCGCCTCCCTCAAGTACAACACCGGGGGATTCTCACCCGAGCAGCTGCAACTTGCGGACGCCCGGCAGCACGCCGTGTTGGAGATCGCCCGCGTCGGCGGCGTCGACCCCGAGGAACTCGGCGTGTCGACGACCTCGCGCACGTACTCGTCGGACTGGTCGCGCCGTAAGGGCTTCCTCGACTTCACCCTCGGCGGCTACCTGCTCGCCGTGCAGGACCGCCTGCGGATGACCGACGTGACGCCGCGCGGCTACGAGCCCGACATCGACCTTGACGGCTTCCTGCGCTCCGACCCGCTCGCCCGGTACACCGCCTACAAGGCGGGACTCGACGCGGGCGCACTCACGCCGCCCGAGGTGCGCCAGGCCGAGGGCAAGGCCCCGATCGAAACCCCGACCAACCCGCCCGCGCTCCGCGCCCTACCCGCCGCCACGGAGGCATCGTGACCACCGACCCGACCAACCTGACCACCGACGCGATCGGCGGCGGCGAGGTGTTCGCCGTCGACCACGAGGCGCGCACGATCCGAGGGCGCGCCATGCCGTACGGCGTCGTGGGCGTCAAGGGCGGGCAGCGGTTCCAGTTCGACAAGGGCGCGATCTCGTGGTCCGATCCCAAGCGGGTCAAGATGTACGTTCACCACGACAAGTTCTCCGCCGTGGGCTACATCGCAGAACTCATCGAGACTGACGCCGGGCTCGACTACGTGGCGAAGATCGCCCGAGGCCCCAAGGGCGACGAGGCGCTCACCATGGCCGACGACGGCGTGTGGGACGGCGCGAGCGTGGGCCCGCACGAGGGCGTCAAGTTCGCGTTGCGTGACGGCGTGTACCACGCCGTGACCTACCCGCTCCGCGAGATCTCGCTCACCCCGCAGCCCGTGTTCGACGACGCCCGAGTTTCTGCAGTATCCATGTCACACCACATCGAGAAAGGCACGACCAACATGACCGACGACCCGACCACCGAGCCCACGGAGACGCCGGGCGCGGTCGACTTCTCTGCGCTCTCGACCACCCTCACCGACGCGATCCGCGACGGGTTCGCCAACGTGACGTTCCCGCAGCGCGAGGTCACCGACCCGAGCGCCCCGGTCGTCGAGGTGCGCGAGCCCTCGCCGTACCGCTTCGACGGGATCGCCGGGGCGCACTCGTTCTCCGACGACCTGCGCTCGTACGCCTCCGGTCACGACGCCGAGGCCAAGCAGCGGATCGACACTTTCATGGTCGAGGCATGGGAGTCACAGTTCGCCGTGACGACCGGCAACGTCGCGGCCATGAACCCGACCAAGAACCGCCCCGACCTGTACGTGCCCAACCTGACGTTCACCCGTCCGCTGTGGGATCTCGTCACCAACGGCGTCGTCGACGACAAGACCCCGTTCACCATCCCCAAGTTCGCCTCGGCGACCGGGCTCGTCGGCGCGCACACCGAGGGCGTCGAGCCCACGCCGGGCGCGTTCACCGCGACCTCGCAGACGATCACCCCCGCGCCCATGAGCGGCAAGGTCGAGATCGTGCGCGAGGTCTGGGACCAGGGCGGCGAGCCCAAGGCCGACGCGATCATCTGGGGCGAGATGCTCAACGGGTACTTCGAGGCGATCGAGGCCAAGATCGCCACGGTGCTCGCCGCCGTGCCGACAGCCGAGATCAACCTCGCGAGCGCCGTCGACGCCGCCCTCGTCAACTCGCTCGTCGGTACGCTCGTCGATCTCCAGTTCGTGCGCGGCGGCAACCGCTACACCGCCCTTGCGCTCGACGGCATGCTCGGCAAGGCGCTCGTCAACGCGCAGGACACGACCGGGCGCAAGTTGCTGCCGGTGCTCGGACCCACCAACGCGGCGGGCACCGTCGAGCCGGGGTTCGACGGCGTGCAGCTGGGGAATCTGCGCGGTCGTTTCGCGTGGGCTCTCGGCGCGACCAACGCGAGCAAGTCCTACCTGTTCGTGCCGTCGAGCGTGTACGCGTGGGCGAGCGCCCCGCGCAAGTTCACGTTCGAGTACCGCGTGTCCGCCGTCGACCTGGCGATCTGGGGCTACAGCGCCTCCGCCGTCACCCGCGACTCGGACGTCAAGCCGATCGACTACACGACCGCCGACGTCTGAGCCGACCCGAGCGCCAAGGCGGCGCGGTGTTCCCTCCTCACACCGCGCCGCCCTGGCACACCACACGAAAGGCAGAGCACATGGACAACAAGACCCCCGAGTGGTCGCTCGGCGGCGAGGCACCGGGCCCGCACATCGAGCCCGAGGTCGAGCCGATCGAGGTCGACGACCTCCGCAACGGCGACACCCACACCGGCACCGACCCGCTCGGGCGCGCGATCGGGCCCGCCGAGTCGCACCTCAAGGTCAAGCGCGTGCGCGACGACAAGGGCGCGATCGTGCCGCCCAAGCCCGGTCGTGGCAACACGATCGCCAAGGCCGAGGGTCGTGCCCGCAAGATCGCCGAGGCGACCGGCACCGTGCCCGAGGCAGCCGACGACCCGACGCCGCTCACGCCCGCCGAGGTCGCCGCACTGCACGACGAGACGGTCTGACCCATGGCCCTCACCCCGCCCACGGTCGCCGAGGTGACCACGTACCTCGGCGACGTGTCGTGGGGCGCTCCGGAGATCACCTCGGCGTACACCGCCGAGGTCGCCGGGCAGGCGGACGTGTGCCGCCTGCCCGTCGACGGCGCGTATCCGCCCGCGCTCGCCGAGGCGCTCTGTCGCCGCGTCGCGCACAACCTCGCGCTCCGCGCCCTGCCGCTGGGGTTGCAGGCGACCGTGACCGACGTAGCGGTGGCGACCCGCAGCGTCGGCGGGCTCGACGCCGAGGTGCGCCGACTTGAGGCCCCGTACCGCAAGGCGCTCATCGGATGAGCGCCGCCCTCCGCGCCGCGTTCGCCGCCGCCGCCAACGGCGTGCTCGGCGACAAGCGCTGCGCGCCGTACTACCGCACGACCACGCGCCCCGGCGACGCGTGGGTTTCGTTCGCCAGGCGCGACCGAGACGACACCGGGTTCGGCTACATGGACTCGTGGGAGATCCGCGTCGCGCTCTCCCAAGATCTCGCGACCGCCGAGGCGTGGGTCGACGAACACTCCGACGACCTGGCCGACGCGATCGCAACAGAACTCGTCGTTACCGCCGTCGTCATGGTCACGCTCGTGACCGACACCGGCAACACGCCGGGGCTCATCATCGAGGGCGTCCGCCCACACGACAAGGAAGGTGCGTAACAACCCATGGCCGCACTCGGAACCCGACTGCTCAAGGTCAAGATCGGCTCGACCGAATACACCGTCGACGTGAGCAAGTGCGAGATCGTGTCGGCTGCCGCCGACTCGGACTTCACCTCGTTCGCCGACGCTGCTGCCGGTGGGGCGCGCGAGTACGCGCTCTCCCTCGTCATGCGCCAGGACCTCGCCACCACGTCACTGTGGCGGCTCATCTGGGGCTCGGCGGGCACGTCGGTCGCCGTCAAGGTCAACCCCTACGGCAACGCCACCGCGACCGTCACCGAGCCGCACTACACCGGCAACGTGACGATCACCGAGCCTGACGGCACGCTCATCGGCGGCGAGGCAAACTCGTCGACGAGCGCGCGCATGACGGTCGAGGTGCGGTGGGTGTTCGCCGCCAAGCCGACCGAGGTCACGACGGGCGCTTTCTAGCCCGCACGAACAAAAGAGCTCGTCGCCGGCGCGGCCGGCGAACCCCCTGTTTTGACAGAAACGAACAGAAAGCGAGTAGCCCATGACCAAGCCCAAGCCCAAGGCGCTCGGTACCTCCGTCGAGGTGCCCGAGGGTGCGCAGGTCGTGCCGCCCGGTGGCACCTCCGCCGACCCGCGCACGATCACCGGGGGCGTGTACGTGCTCGACACGATCGGCACGCACGTCGTCGACGGGCGCGAGATCGAGGTCGTCGCCGACCCCGACGCACCCGCCGAGGTCTGACCCGTGACCGGCATCGCAGTGGAGGGGCTCAAGGAAACGTCTGCCGCTCTGCTCGCTGCCGGTGCAGAGGTCGACGACCTCAAAGACGTGCTCGGCGCGGTCGCCTCCGAGGCAGCCGACACGATGCGCGGCTACGTGCCCGTGGGCTCGACTCTCCAACGAGGTCGAGCCCACGTGCGCGACACAATCCGACCCAACCGCGCCAAGGGCGCAGCGATCGTGACGATTGGTGGGGCCAAGGCCCCGCACGCTCACGTGCTGCGCGCGACGCACCCGAGCAAGTTCGTCGAGAAAACCGACGCCCACATGGAAACCCGCGCCGTCGAGATCCTCACTGACGGGTGGAATGAGATCGCCAAGAGAAACGGACTGAGCACATGACCACGGACAACACCCCCGAGCAGACCACCTATGACCCCGAGCAGGACCGCGAGCAGCCCCCGCACGTCGACTTGCCGCCGAGCAAGTACCTGTTCTCCCTCAACGGGTTCGACGAGATCGCCGTCGCGGCACGGTTCGGCATGAGCCTCGCGCAGATCCGCGGGACTGACGGGATCGCCCTCGGACGCGCTCTCGCGTTCGTGCAGTACCGCCGCGAGGGACTCAACGACCACGACGCCCACGAGGCGGCGCTCGGGCTCACGCTCCGCCAGGTCGTCGACTACTTCCCGCCCGAGCCCAAGGCAGCGCCCGTCGCCGCCGAGGACGCCGAGGGAAACTAGCCGACGCGGTGCTCGCCCGCCAGGTCGTCGACGCCGCCAACGTAGGCGTACCGCTCGCGACCTGGCAGGCGTACACCATGGCGCAGCGCGCCGCGATCATCGCCGAACACAACGCCCGGCACACAAGGAAGTGACCCCATGAGCGCCAAGCCCGTCAAGATCTCGTTCGTCTCCGACGCTGCCGCGACCCTCGGCGCGGATCTCAACAAGGCAGGCGGAGAACTCGACGGGTTCGCCGCCGACGCGCAGAACGCCGGTAACAAGGCCGAGGCGGCGCTCGCAGGCGTCGGCGACAAGGCCGACGCCGTGGGTGGCGCGACCTCGCAGGCTGCCGGTGGACTCGGCGACCTCGGCGGCGCGCTCTCGCTCATGCCGGGCCCGCTCGGCGCTGTGGGCGGCGGCATGGAAGCGCTCGCGCCCGCCGTCATGGGCGTGACCGGTGCTGCCGATCTGCTCAACCTGGCGACCACCAAGTTTCCGATACTCGCCAAGGCGCAGACCCTCGCGACCAACACGCTCGCCGGGGCGCAGAAAGCCCTCAACCTCGTCATGGCGGGCAACCCGTTCGCGCTCGTCGTGCTCGCAATCGTCGCCCTTGTGGCGATCATGGTCGTGCTGTTCAAGAAAAACGAGGCATTCCACGACCTCGTGGTCAAGGTGTTCGGCGTGTTCACCGGGCTCATCGGCGGTGCCGTCGACGTGCTCGGCGGCTTCCTGACGACCACGACGACCGCCCTCAAGGGCGCTGGGGACAAGTTCGGCGACCTGCGCGACGCTGCCGGAAACGCGATCGGCACCTACTCCGCCAAGGGCGGCGGCGTGCTCGGCAAGGTGTTCGACGTGGTCGACGCCGTGACCTCGCTGCCCGGCAAGGTCACGAGCGCTGCGAGCGGGCTTTTCTCGCCCGTGCTCACGGCAGCTGGAAACGCGATCGGCACCTACTCGGCGGGCAGTGACGGCGTGCTCGGCAAGTTGTACAACGTGGTGGACACCGTGGGGTCGCTCGGCGGCAAGATCACCAACAAGGCGGCGGGCATGTGGGACGGGATCTCGGGGGCGTTCAAGTCGACGATCAACCTGATGATCGGGTGGTGGAACAACCTCTCATTCTCCGTCGATATCCCCGACAAGATCCCCGGTCTACCCGACTCGTTCACGATCTCGACGCCCAACATTCCGTACCTGGCAGACGGCGGGATCGTGACCCGAGCGACGCTCGCCGTGATCGGCGAGGCAGGCCCCGAGGCAGTCGTGCCGCTCGACCGCCTCGGCGGCGGCGGCATCAACGTCGAGATCAGCGGCGGCACGTTCGTCGGCGCGACCAGGGCGCAGGTCGGACGTTGGGTCGCCGACGCCCTCGGCGCGTACGTGCAGGGCGGCGGTGCGCGGCCATGGTGATGCTCGACGCGACGACGTGCCTGCGGCTTGAGGTCGAGACGGCACCGCCCGCAGGCAAGAGCAAGAACCTCGTCAAGAACCCTGACGGCGACCTCGGCGGATTCTTTTGGGTCACGCCCACGGGCGGCGGCATCAAACGCGTGTTCGCGACCACCTCGCAGATCCGCTACACCCACGCGACCGGTGGGACCGGGTTCAAGAGCGAGCGCATGCCCGTCAAGGCGGGGCAGTACGCGTCGGCGCGATTCTTCCTGACCACCTCGGCGGGCGTGACCGTGCAGGCGTCGTTCGTGTTCGAGGACTCGACCGGTGCCGTCGTGGGCACGAGCGCCCCCTCGGCGGCGCTCGGATCTGCACCGACCACGGAGCGCCTGTACGGGCCGTTCCTCGCACCCGCGAGCACCGTCAACGCGCGGCTCGTGTTCACCCCTGCCGGTGCCGTCGTCGGCAGCACCGTCGACGTGACCGGCGTCGGCGTGATCGCGCGCGCCTCGTCGTCGGCGGTCGCCTCGTGGGCGACCGAGGTCGTGCAGAGCGGACCGACCTGGCTCAACGTGCTCACCTCGTCGAGCGAGATCGAGGTCGAGCGCCAGGCGCTCGACCTCGGCACACTCGACGCTACGGTGCTCGACGCGACGCTCGACCCGATCACCACGACGACGATCCGCCCCGGTCGAGGCTGCCGCCTGTCGGCGTTGCAGGCGGGCACGGGCGCATGGCTCGTCATGTTCGACGGCGAGATCACCGACTTTGACGTGCAGTACGACGCCGAGGCGCTCGCCAAGCACCCCGGCAACCCCAAGCACTGTCGTGTGACGATCGCCGCCGCCGACCGCACCCGCACCCTCGCGAGCGTGCGTCGACCCGAGGGCGTCGCCACCTTGTACGACCTCCGCGAGACGGCGCTCGAGGACGCAGGCGTCCCGTGGGAGATCAACGGCGACTTCACCCACACCGGGGCGCTGCCGACGCTCGTCTCGTACAACGAGAAAGCGACCGCGCTCGACCAAGTGGCGATCACCCGTGACTCGAACGACGCGCACGCGTGGGTCGACCGTCGCGGCATCCTTCAGATCTGGTCACGCGCCAACCTCGCGCCGTTCCTCAACACCGGGCTTGAGACGGACCTCGCGCAGTGGACTGCACAGACAGGCACGATCACGCGGGTGACGACCCCGACCGCGAGCGGCGTCGGGGCGTTGCAGGCGACCGCGACCGGGGCGTCAATCACGCTCGTGACCACCAAGTCGCGGGTCACGATCGGGCACAACTACGTGGTGACCGTGAAGACCCGCGCCGCTGCCGCGACCGGACGCCAGGCGCGCGTACAACTCTCGTTCACCGACGCAGCTGGAAACCTCGTCGGCACGACGCTCGGCGCATTCCAGACGATCACCACGACCGGGTGGACCACGAGCACCGTGAGTGTGGTCCCGCCGATTGAGGCGCGTTACGTGAGCGCAGGCGTGGTGTTCAACCTCGTCACGACCGGTGAGGTGTTCTACGTCGACGACCTGCAAGGGCTCAACGCCGAGGTCGCGCTCGACCAGTCCGTGTGGACAGATATCGAGATCGGCGGCGGGTCGCGCTCGATCATCAACGAGGTGTCGGTCGACTTCCTCCGCTACATCCCGCCCACCGGCACCGAGCCCGCCAAAACGGAGATCGCGCCCTACGGGCCGTACCGCAACGAGGCGTCGATCGCCGAGTACGGCGTGCGCCCCGCCAAGTTCACGATCCACGGCACCAACGAGACGGCGCTCGTCGCAGCGACCGTCAACACCGTGCTCGCCGCCAACGCGACCCCGACAGTCTCGGCGCGATCTGTGCGGCTCGGGGTCAAGTCGACCGCCGACCTCACCATGACTCGCGCCCTGGCGGACCTGTACCAGCCCGCGTTTGTCTCGTTCGCCACCAAGGGGTACGCCGAGGCGCTGCGCGTCACCGGGCTACGCCACACGATCAAGAGTGATCGCAAGTACGGCACGCGGTGGGTCGTCGAGTACGAGTTTGGCGCCAACGGCACCGTCGCGAGCCCGAGAGTGATCCCCGCCCCGAACCCGAACCCGCGCGGCTCGGCGGTGCCGTATATCACCTCCGCCGAGTACACCGCCGACAGTGGAACCCTTGCGCCAGGTGCAGAGTCCGGCAACGTCAACGTCGCGCACGACCTCGGCGTCATGCCCTCAGTCGTCCTAGGCCACCTTGAGGACGGCGCATGGTCCGATCACGTCGGGTGGCGCGTAACGTCGAGGCAGTCGACACAGATGGTCTTCACGTTCCGTAACAACGGACCGAACAACGCTCGGGCGATCCTGCGATACCGACTCGTGTACATGCGCCCGTGACCCCACCGAGAGAAAGGCACACCCCATGACGTTCCGCCCACCGAGCCCGCCCGTGATCGGCGGCAACCCCGAGCACAACTCGGGGCACGGTAACCATCCGATCGAGCGCGTGGTGATCCATAGCGCCGTCATGCCCTGCAAGCCCGGTGCCGCACGGCAACTCGCCGAGTGGAACCGCACGGGGCAGACGGGCGGGTCGTGGCACTACGCGACCGACCCCGACTCCGTGGTGCAGTGCTCGTTTGACTCGTGGGTGTGTTGGCACGCGCCACCGAACCCGCACTCGCTCGGCATCGAGATGGCCGACCCTGCGCTTGAGCAGAACGGCCGGCCGATCTGGCTGCGCACCCGTTGGGCCCTGCCCGCGCAGCGCCGCATGCTCCGACGCACCGCGTGGCTCACGGCGGAACTCTGCCTCGCCTACGATCTGCCGCTCGTACTGCTCACGCCCGAGCAGCTGCGCGACGGCAAGCGAGGAATTGCCACCCACGCCGCCGTAACAGCGGCGTTTGGGCAGTCCACCCACACCGACCCCCGTACGTGGCCCGCAGCGCGTTTCATGCGGCTCGTGCGGCGTCATGCGGCTCGCTGCCGCGCCAACCCCAAGGCAAGGAAGTTCTAATGGCTCAGAACGGCTCGGGCGGCAACACCTCGGCGATCGTCGCGGTGTGTGTCGTGTTCTGCTTCACCCTCACCGCCGTCGTCGTCGTGTTCGCCGTCAACCCTGACGGCGAGAGCACGCTCACCCTCGTCGGGGCCCTGCTCGGCACGATCGCCCCGACGATCGCCGCCCTTGCGGTGCTCGTACAGGTCAAGGGCGTTCAGGCGACGCAAGCCGACCAGGGCGCGCAGATCGACAAGGTGGCATCGGACACCCACGCACTCACCAACGGTCTGCTCGACTCCAAGGTGCGCGCGGGCGTCTCCGAGGTGCTCCGACCCGATCTCATCCACCCCGACGCGCGCGACACGATCCAACGTGACAAGGCAGTGCGCGAGGACCACGAGTCGGAATCGGACACGCCGTGAGGTCGCTCTCGATCCTGCACGCGCCCGCTCACGCCCCGAGCCTCAACCTGGCGGCGCTGCGATTCGCGTGTGGGCAAGGTGCCGACTCGATCGGCTTCACGGAGGCGTACGCCATGACGCGCGCGCTCCGCCGACGTGTGGGCTACCGCTGCCGCGTCGGCAAGTCGCCGGTCGACACCCGAGGCGTCGTGAGCCCACGAGGCGACGCGGGGGACGTGCCGATCCTCGTACGCCGATCCAACCCGATCGCGTGGTGGCACGCCGAGCGTGTGCATGGGCCCGGCGAGCCCGCCAAGTTCGCGCCCGAGCGTTGGCTCACGCAGGTCGCCTACGAGGCCCGCGTCGGCGGCGTCGACCACATCGCAGCGCACCCGTCGCCGAGGTTCGTCGACGACGGGCGCGCGTGGGATGAGTACATGGTGCGGCTCTGCCAGGTCGTCGACCGGGCGCGCGAGCGAGGGCGGTACGTCGTGCTGACCGGCGACATGCAAGCCGCCCATAGCGTCGACGAGGCGCTCCGCGACCACGGGCTCATCGTGTGGCGCGTCGGAATCGACGTGATCGCCACGAGCCCCGGTCTACGGCGCGTCGAGGCGTCGAGGCTCGTCGACCCCTCGCAGGTGCGCCAGGCGCACCCGCACCCGTGGCTGCTCGCCCGCTACGCGCTCGACGAGTAACACGCTCTGAGCCCCCCACGCCCCCGGCTGCCCGTCCGTCTGCCGGGGGCGTGGGGTTCGTCCGTTTGGTGTACAGTCCGCCTGTACACCAAACCAACGCCCGAAAGGGGCTCGCCATGACCGGACCTGTACCACCTACCAACCCGCACAACCCCGACGCGCACTCCGAGGTGTTGGAGTGCGGGTGCGCGCTGCTGTTCGACACCGACCCCGAGTCCGGCACGCTCGCATGGCTCACGCCGTGCAGTCAGCGACACCGCCTCGTCGCCATGCTGACCCGCAAGCCCGGCAGCATGCTCATCGTGTGCCAGGTGCCCGCATGAGCCGCCGCCAGGTCGAGGCGATCGCCAACGCCGCGTGCGCCGTCGCGCTCGCCGTGTTCGCGCTCGGCTTGTTCGTTGGGTGGTACGCCAGGTGACCCGAGGGCGCGAGCGCGACGAGTCTGACGAGATCGGGGCCATGATCGGGCGCATGCTCAACGCGCTCGTGCGGCGTGCCGCCGAGGGCGACGAGGGCGCTCTCACGGCACTCGTCGAGGTCGAGGCGCTCGCACCCGCCGCCACCAATGCCGCCCTCGCCCTGGCGCGCGAGGTCCACTCGCTCGGCGACCTCGCGGGCTTCCTCGGCGTCACCCGCTCGGCGGTCGCGCAGCGCGCCGCCCGCCCCATGCCCAAGGGCATCTGTCACCCCACATGCGTCGGCGTCAAGCGGTGCCGCGCATGATCCGCCCCGGTGGTCCGGAGATCTGCGGCGCGTGCCTCACACTGGCGCACGCGCCCACGCCGGACTGCCCCGACCCGTGGGTTGCCGACCCCGGCGACCTACCCGCACTCGACCCGTTCACCCAACACCAACGGAGGCAGAACCAATGAGAATCATCGCCGCTTTCATCGCCGGACTCGTCGTCGCGCTCGGCTCGACCGCCGCTGCGGGCACGACCCACGACGACGACGTGCGCACCACGTGCCACGCGTGGGCCAAGCCGCGCACGTATCAGTGCAACGTGTACGCGCCCAACTTCGACCTCATGCGGGTCAAGTTGTACGAGGACGGCGAGTACACCCTCGGCGTCGACTACGAGCCCGGTTGGGTCGAGCGAATCGACCGTCCGCGCCCGTGAGAATCCCGCAGCTGTAACTACAGCCGTGTAACAATGCCCGGCATGACCACTCATGCCGGGCATTCTCACGCCCTCACCGACCCGATCGCTCTCGCCCTCACCAACCTCGCGAGCGCCGACCACCACGCCGAGGCGGCGCGCGACCTGCGCGAGCGCGACGAACACTCCGAGGCAGGCAAGCGCCGCGAGTCTGAGCGGCTCTGCCTCAAGCGCGCCGAGATCCTCGCCGAGATCGCGCAGGCGCAGGCGCTCGACGGGATCTCCGAGGCCCTGCACCGGATCGCCCTGGCCCAATGAGCGCGTCGACCCCGCTCGCGTGGTACCACTCGCGCGCGGATTCGTCCGCCCGCCTTGTGCTACTGGCGATCGCCGACCATGACGGCGAGGGCGGCGCGTGGCCGTCCGTCGCCACCCTCGCGCGCATGACGAGGCTCTCGCCGTCGACCGTCCGCCGATCCGTCAAGGCGCTCGTTGCGCTCGGCGAGGTGACGGTCTACTTGCAAGAGGGCGGCACCAACCGGACCCCCGAGGGTCGCCGACCCAACCGGTACGAGATCACGCTCGCGTGCCCGACCACGTGCGACGGCACCGCCCGACACGCGTGCCGCGAGTGCGGCGAGCGAGCCGACCACGGCGAGGGGTGTCACCGTGACAGGGGTGTCACCCGTGACACCCCTACCCCTGTCACCCGTGACACCCCTACCCCTGTCACGGCTGTGACACCCGAACCTCCCAAGGAAGCAACCCCCGAACCCCCCCGCGCGAGCGAGCCGCCACCGTTGCCGCCGCATGTGGCACGGGTTTGGCGGGACGAGGGGATTGACGACGAACACCAAGCCGCCCTGTGGGCGGCACTGCTCGCCGACCCCGAGACGGTCGTGCCCGCAGCGCGGGCCAAGCAACGAGCATGGATCGTGCCCGCCCTCGCCAAGATCCGCGCAGGCGAGTCGAGGCGCAACGGCAAGGCGCTCGACGTGCTGCGCAAGTACGGCGAGGAATGCGAGCACGGCACGCCAGGCGGAGCGGAGGAACACCCGACCACCGGGCAGCCGCTCTGCCCGCTCTGCCGATCTGGGGTGAAGTCGTGACCGACTGCCACACGTTCACCCACCACGTCGGCGGCGGCATCCGCGTCGAGTGCGACCGGCATCCGTCGTTCGTCGTCGACGTGCCCAAGCAAGACAACGGCGCTGACAAGAGCACGAGGCAACTCGCGACCGAGGTGCAGCGCGAGCACGAGGCGCAGGCATGAGCGCCCACGGCACGAGGTCGTGCTACGTGAAGGGGTGCCGCGAGCCCGAGTGCGTCGCCGCCAACACCGCCTACAAAGCCGCGTGGCGCGCGCGCCCACGCGTCTCGCGCCCCGGCGTGTTCGAGTCACGCGTGAGCAACCCGCCGATCGAGTGGACTCGCGAGGATCTCAAGCAGTACGCCAACCCCGAGTGCTCGACCTGCGGTGGTGACGGCGGAACGTACGAGGCCCCCTGCCCCGACTGCATCATGGCGGTGTGGGCATGAGCCCCCCCGAGTGGAACGGGCGTCGGGTCACGCAGGCCCGCGCGCACATGCGCCGCTATCTGCCCGCCGAGTGCGCCGCCGACACCCACGCCCCCGAGTGCCCCGGCGTGATCGACGGCAGCGACGACCGGGCGTGGGTCGTGGGCCACAAGCGCAGCAGGATCGAGCACCCCGAGTTGACGTGGGCCGTGACCAATTGGCGGATCGAGGCGCGCGTCTGCTCGGACGCGAGCGGACAAGCCGCCGTGATCGCCAACGCGCGCGCGAGCGAACGGAAAAAAATTCGCGACGAACTTTCGCGCGGAAAAAAAATCGACGACGGCGAGCAGCTGCGACTCGACGTGCCCGTTTTTCCCCACGCTGTAGACCCCCCGGCAGCCCCGCTCCTGCCGCTCTCTCTCTCCGAAAGCACGACGCGACCACGCGTGACACATGCGAGCAAGGGAACGTTCGGCGGGTACAAGCGCGAGCCGTTGGTGATCCGCGACGACCTGGCGTGGGACGCGGATCGGGTGCGCACGTACCCGTGGCAGGCCGAGTCTGCCGACGTACCGCCCAACGCAAGACCGCCGCTCGCCATAACGTACCCGACCGACGAGGCGGTGTGCTCGTACGGGTGGCACGGCTGCCCACATCTGCCGGACGGCGCGACGCCCGTGGTGCCGTGGGCGGAGGCAGAGCACCACATGACGCTGCGGTGGTGGCAGCGCCTCGCGATCGTGCGCCAACACGAACACCGAGCGGACGGGTCGCTTGTGTGGGCCGAGGTCGACGAGTCCGCGAGCCGCCGATCGGGCAAGTCGCACCGCATGCGGGCGGTCGCGACCTGGCGGCTCGCCCACGCCGACGTGATCGGCGAGTTGCAGTCCGTCGTTCACTGCGGCAACGACCTGGCGGTGTGTCGCGACGTGCAGAAAAAGGCGTGGCGGTGGGCAATCAACCGGTGGGGCCCCAAGGCAGTCAAGGAAGGGAACGGCAAGGAACTCATCGAGAACCCAAACGACGGGTCGTC